TAATTCTTTAGTTGCTGTATCTAATACCCAAAAACCATGACGTCCACCAGAATCAGACCACATAAGTTCATAAGGCGTACCTGTATAAGTGAAATTTTCTGTTATACTTTGTGTATGATAATGGCCAGATATTACTTTGTTCCAATCTTTAAAATCAAATAAATCAAAACCATCTCTACTGTAATGTCCAGGAAACATAAGTGCACCTTGTACATCATAGTGACCAATAAGAATATCTCCTCCACCTCTAATAGTTTCAAAGCTTTCTTCGTAATTATCTTTACATACCCACGGCATAAGTGTAATCTTACAGTCTTCTATGTCAAAAGACTCAATAGTTTCATACACATTTACGTTTTGTTCTTTACCAATTACTTGTTGAGGTGAGTTATTTTTAAGAGAATGTTTGAAAGGTATATCATGATTACCGACTATGACATCTAATCTCATGTCACGTTTTTGTATAGGTGTCACCATCATTTCTTTTTGAAATGCTAGTGTTTGGATGTTTAACCACTTACGAGAGTCAAACCAATCACCCACTTGGATTACATGTTGTATTTTTTCTTTATCTATATAAGGCCAAAAGACTTCTTCATAAAATCTTTTTTGCCAAGCTTCAATTACAACATTTCTATTTCTAGCACCAAAGTGAGTATCACCCAGTATCGCTATTTTCATCTAATAATTTTTCCCTTATCTTAGTCGCAGATATTTCTTCTATATCTTTATCAAAATGTTCCTGCTCAATTTTATAACCTACGTCCCGTCCGTAAGTGATATGAGTAATGTTAGGAACATTTATAATCTCATAATTATTATTATACTCGTAGCCTTCCTTTTTTAACTCTTCTACAATTTGCTCTTTTCTTTGTTCGAAAGTAAAAGGGTTTTTTTCAGTACCATCTTGTTCTCTTAACAAGATTACTACTTGACCAGTTTTGGAAATTGCTCTCTTAAAAAGAGCAGTATGTCCTTCATGCCAGGGTTGAAATCTTCCAAGCATTTGCGTAGTTTCTTTATGTCTATCCATTCGTTTACTGTGTAGTCTACATCTAAATAATGAGGCATTTCAAATACTTTATTTGTGTCATCATATTCAGATTCTTTTATTGTGTTCATCCATATTGATATTGTAGGTTTAACAATATCTCTATAGTCCTGTCTTGGTGCTATAAAATCTAATATACCAGTTTTACTTGCCATTCGATAAGCTTGTCTTAGCCTACCATCATCAGAAAAATCCCAATCATCATGTAATAGTCTATAGTAATCAGCATTATGATGTGGTATAGTAAAATGGTATGCCAGTTCTCTGGCTAGTGTTGTCTTGCCAGACCCAGGTAATCCAAAGATTAGTATCTTCATTGTTGATAAATTCTAAGTAGTACATCCATCGGTTCATGTTGACCACCATAAGGACTAAGCCATATAATAAGTCCAACACATAACATTGTTAATGCTATACCTAGGATAACTGGTTTCAGTTCATTCATTTAGTTTTCTTTCTAGTTTTTCGTTTCTTTTTAACTTTAAAATCTGGGTTCTCTTTAAAGAATTCTTCTTTTTTGTCTTCCCTTACTTTGTAATGTTTACCTTCAACTTCAAACTCAGTAATGCCTGCTTTAATTGCTTCAATCTCATGTTTAACTCTTAAAGTGTGTGACCGTAGAGTAAACCCTGTTCTACCTTTTTCAGCTTTAGTCTTGGGTTTGGCATCTTCAATATCACCTAACTTTTGGTCAGCATAAGCTCTTGCTTTTTGACTGGCTTCATCACTAAATTCACCATGTAAAAATAGACTCTGTTCAGCTTGTTGTATAAGCTTTAAGTCTATCATATACTTTCTTTTTTCTTTCTTAATTCTTTGCACCATGTGAGAAAATAATATCTGAGTCACAAAAGCAAATCCATTATCAAATCTATCTCCATCAAATCTATAAGCATATTTTACTGCTGCTAAAATTGCATCTTGTATCATCTCATCTCTATAAGAATAGTTAACAAAGTTAGGTCTCAATGCTAATCTATTTGCCATTCTTATAATACAATCACCTAGATATCTACTCATCTCAGGTCTTGGTTTACCTTTTTCCATTTGCTTTCTACACTTACGTGAGTACTCATCTAAAGCTTTTGTAAACTCTTTATTATTTACGTAATGGGCTGAATCTTTTGTTTGTCTCGCCATTTATATGTCCACACTGTTAATTTTATAATCAAATTTTTCTTCCGTATAATAACGGAATCTTTCTCCTGCATGTCTTAAAGTAAAGTTATCTCTTGACTTCCATTTAATGTCATCAATAATATCATACACTGTTGCAGGTTTACCGTCTTCTGTCTTTCTTAAAATTCTTCCAATAGATTGTAGCACTTTTATTTTAGATTTTGATGGGTGTGCAAATATTAGATTATGCAGATTTCTAATATTAACACCAGTTGAAAATACACCAAGAGATGCTACAATAGTCACATCATTCTTTTCAGCAAATTGTCTTGTCATTTCTCTTGAATCTTTATCTGTTTCACCAGCAATATAGTGTACTTCTCTTTCAGTAATCTCATCAATTTGTCTATGCAACTCTTTACCGTGGTCTAATCTACTAAAGACTACCAAAGTATTACCAGGTAAATCTGCTGCAAGTTTAGATATAAATTTTTGTCTCTTCTCATGGTTTATAATATGTGCTATCTCATCTTGATAGTTCATATCTTTTACAAGTTTTTTATCATTGTCACTATAATTTAATCTCAATAACTGTATTTTTACATCTGATATTTGTTCTTTATCAATAAGTTCTTTTGTTGAAATCATTTTTTCAACATTACCAAATAGACCTTTTAATACTAATTCATGTGTCTTTGCTTCTTGTATTGTACCAGTCATACCCACTCTATCAGGACATATGACTAGTTTCTTCATAATATTTTGTATTGATTTACTTTGTGCATGGTGTACTTCATCAACAATTACACTTCCAAACTGTGCAAAATATCCTGCACTCATTTTATACAATGATTGCCAAGTTGATACAACAACTCTAGCATCTGTTTGTTTTTCTTTTCCACCCATTATACCATGCATATCAGAAAACTTATCATTACTATAATCAACAAAATCAGACATTAATTGTGTGACTAAGTTTATTGTAGGTACAATTATAAGTATTTTTCTATCATGTATTTCTCTCCACCATCTCATTAGAGCATAGATAATTAAAGATTTACCAGATGCGGTCGGTGATAAACATAACATTCTCTGTTTACGCACGCCTTTTTTGAATGCGTCTATCTGATAGTCCCGCATCTGGATTTTTTTACCGCCTGAGTGTAAGTCAAGCGCATCTAAGAAGCCGTCAAGTATTTTGTCGTCAATATTGTTCTCAATACCAGGCATATCTTTTTTGGTACCTTCGAACTCAACATCAATATCAAGGTCCTTAGAAAACTTTGCTATGTCTTGTACAAGACCAGCATAAATTGTAGAGTCTTTTAAATTCGCTAGGCGTATCTTACCGTCCCAATATTTGTTTCTGTACGCGGGAGTAAAATTAGCACCTGGAACTTTGAATGTAAAATAGTCAGATAAAGTCTGTAAATCAGCTTTATCTCCTTCAAAGTTTAGATAAACATCATTGAGTTTGCGAAATAAAATCACGGTAAGTTTGTTCTACTTGCTCATTTGGATAGCATTTGAAAGCAATATCTAAAAATAAAAAATCTTCTCTATTAGCAATCTCCATAAATGTACCTATCTTAAATTTGTTAGTACCACTGTCATCTGTTTCTTGAAATACTACTGTAGGATTCTTTATCCTTACAGCAAAATCTCCTTCAGAAACTACCTCTCCGACAATTAATGGACCACCATCTTTTAATTTAAACATTTTAATCTTACCAGGTTCTGCACAAGGACCTGGAGAAAAAGTATCATCTTCGCTCATAAGCTACCACTCGTAAATCTAGCCCAATCAATTGCGGATTTAATTGAGCTGTTTCTCCATTTGATTTGCTCAAGAATATGATTAGCACCTTCCAAAAGTATATCCATGTACTCTATTTTCTTTAATAAGTCCACTACCTCTGGGTCGGTGTTAACATGTTTCTCAACGCCCGCTTTTGTTTTCAATTTTAAATCAAACGGCTTGTCTTTATAATCCTTTGGATTTGCTTGTCCAGAATAATAAAGTTCCTTTTCTTTCTTAAGTTCTTCTAGTTTATGATTATACGCGATTTTTTTCGCTCTGATATCTAATAAGATTGTTAGATACTTGTGGTGAAGCTTAGGTATATTAGTAGCCTCTCTATCAAGATTGACCTTGTCAATACCAGCGTCTTCTTCCCACATGGAAAGTAGTTGTTCGTGCGTAATCATTATAATAAATATACTGTGATAAACAATTTTTTTCTAATAATCACACTTTCAAATAGACTCGTTCAGAGTCTTATTAATCAACCCACAACTAGGAGACACAATGGCTCGAAGGCAGAAGAAAGCTTCGTTGCAAGCAGAATTAGATGCGTCAAAGGCGTTTCATATTCAGCCCAAGAACGAAACACAAAACTATCTTTTAGAATGTATTCAGAAAAACATTATGACGGTCGCAATAGGACCAGCCGGTACTGGAAAAACATATTGTACTGGTATGAAAGCTGCGCAGCTATTTTTGAAAGGCGAATATCAAAAAATCGTACTTACACGGTCTAACATATCCACAGGTAAATCACTAGGACACTTTCCTGGCACTATCGAAGAGAAGATGGAGCCTTGGGTAAAACCTATCTTGAATGTACTTATTGATGGATTAGGTTCAGGACGTGCAGAATGTATGCAAAGACAGAAACAAATTGAAGTACAACCTATTGAAACAATTCGTGGTACATCATTTGATAATAGTATAATAATTGTAGACGAGGCGCAAAATTTAACAATAGATGAAATTAAAGCAGTGACTACAAGAATTGGTGATAATACTAAATTGATACTATTAGGAGACCCAGCACAGTCTGATTTAAAGAATAGTGACTTAATTAAATTTGTAGATTTATGTCACCAATACAGAGTGCCGGCGCCCATCGTTACGTTTAGTATTAAAGATATCGTGAGGTCTGATATAGTAGCTAACTTAGTGAAAATGTTTGCGAAAGCAGGAATCTGACTCTATATTCATCAACGGCTTCAAAGTGAATCAAGCTACACTTATGTAATACCGAAAAAGAACTATTTTTTCTAAATTTTATCGTTATTTTTTGCGCCATTTGTATACGTTGAATGCTCAAAGTATAGGAACTTAAATGACGAAGTAGAAGTAAGATATTCCACGTCTTGTCTGGCCGCATCATATTGAGGACCATCTAGTGAAATAGGGAATGCATCAAAGAACTTCCATTCTGCAAGCGGCTTTAAATCTGCATCAGCTGCAAATAAAGAAATATTAGACATTGTATTTAAGAAGCCAGGCTCTCTAGCATCTGGTCTTTCAGTCACATTCTTTTTAGTATACTCAGCAAATTGGTCATATGATTCTGGTGCAATCATACCTTTCATCCACTCTAGTATTTGTCTATAACCTTTCATTTCTTTATCAATAAGAAATGTGATATCTAATTGTGCATAATCTAATGTATCACCAGGTACTGTTCTATTTGTATTGTATGGATTTGCAATAGGTAATTCACCAGCACTAATCACAGGTGCATTTACTTGTTGCACTGTGTAAACTATGTCAGGTGCTTTCTCTATTGTTAAAAAGAAATGTTGCGGTGCTGCAAAACTTAGCTCAGTTTGTCTAGCTAAGACGTCTGAAAAATTTTTGCTAACCATTAGCTATCTACCTTGGCGCCAGCTCTCCATTGATAACAAGACCAGTATCTGGCTTTCCATTTTGGTCCTGGGTTATCACAATTATGTCTTGCTCTAAATGATGCTCTTCTGTCTGGGTCATCTCTTTTAATTTCCATGTTTGGGTCTCCAAACCTAACCATAACAACATTACCTTTTGGACCTTTTACATAAACCTTAAATTTAGATTTACCATCTTGAGTTCTTTGTGGGTCATTTAGTTTGACCTTTGTGCCTTGATACTCTGCTTCAGTAATGACATGGTCAAATACTTCATTACATTTCTCACAGCAAAATTCTTCAAAGTTTTTCATATACTATTTATATAAAAAAAGGGGAGCCGAAGCTCCCCTTTAAAATTCGTTATCGAACGTGGCTTACACGTTGTCAACT